ATCAGCCATATGGTTTATTAGATTTTTATCAGATGTACGGTTTAGAACAGCCTCAAGGTGGGTTTAGTTCTCAACCAATGTACGCAAGTCAATATGCTTACGGAGGTTATAGTTTATTAACATGAACGAAGGGAAAGCGCGTGAAAAAGTTGATAGAGGAATTAAAGCGGAGACGTTGCTCCGTAATGAATTATTACAAGAAGCATTTGATTATTTGGAAAATGAATTTACAAATGCATGGAAGAATAGTTCCGTGGAAGATTCGCAAGCTCGCGAGAGATTGTATATGCTTTGTCAAAACCTTTCAGCCGTCAAGGGTTATATCCAAAGTGCGGTTGAAGATGGCAAATTGGCGAAAGCAGCCTTAAATGGGTTGCAAAACAATATAAACTTTGAGAAAAGGAAATAGGAAATGTCCAATAACTCGCAAGAGACTGGCGCAATATCTGTAAATGATGCAATTAATAGCCTTTTAACTACCACCCCTGAAACGGACAAGGTTGAAGAAGGGCGACTAGAGGCAGAACAAGCCTCACCACTGGAGACAGAAACTGAAGAGTTAGTAGAGGACACTCTGGAAGCAGAACCCGAAGCTGATTTTGATGAAGAAGTTTATGAAGGTGAAGATACCGAAACTGAGGTAGACGAAGAAGAGGTAGAAGAGGAACCTTTATATTCAGTCAGCATTGATGGCGAAGAATATGAGGTTAACCTGGACGAACTTAGAAACGGCTATCAGAGGCAACAGGTATTTACAAGGCGTATGCAAGAAATTGCAAAAGAGCGTGAAGTTGTGCGTCAGGAAACTGAACAAGCACGACAGCAACGTGATGAATACGCCAAACAACTTGAAGTCTATGGTGGACAAATCCAGCAGACAATCCAAAAGGAACCTGATTGGAGAGCTTTATCGGAACAAGGTTATTCTGAAAAGGATTTATTCCTTGCAAAGGCTGAATGGGATAAGCAAAAAGCTGAATTAGATCGCGTTCAACTAGAGCAACAAAGAATAGCTTCTGAGCAAGCCAAAGAGAACGAAGCTAGAATGCGTGAGTACCTAGCGTCTCAAAGGCAAGAAATGATTGAACGCATTCCTTCATGGAAAGATGAAGAAAAGCGTGATGCGGAAAGAGTGGAAGTTGTAAAATACGCACAGCGTATTGGCTTCACAGAAGATGAAATTGCAAATGCGACTGACGCAAGAGCTATTGAACTTCTACACAAAGCTTGGTTGTGGGATAGTCTTCAAAAGAAGAAACCCGATGCTAAGAAACGCGTTAAACAAGCGCCTAAAATGGCTAAAGCAGGTACACCGAAGACAAAAACTCAAGTTGCTAGTCGTCAACGGCAACAAGCAATAAGCAGACTAAATAAAGAAAAGTCTGTTGATGCAGCCGTTTCATACTTAATGGGTAGATAGCAAAGGAGATTTTATAAATGACTACTTACCTAACATCCGCAGCAGTAGGTGAGCGTGAGCAGCTTGCTGATGTAATTTATCGTATTGACCCAGATGAGACACCAATCTTTTCTGCGTTAAAAAAAGAAACCTCTAACGGCATTTTCACTGAGTGGCAAGTCCAAGAATTAGCGGCAGCAGCTACTAATAACCACGCTTCTGAAGGTGCAGACGCTTCAATTGCAGCAGCAACAGCAACTACAAGACTTGGTAACTATCACCAAATCTCAGTTAAAGCTGTAGCAGTATCTAAGACATTAGACGCTGTTGAAAAAGCTGGTCGTGATCGTGAAGTAGCTTATCAAAAGGTGTTAAAGTCACTTGAGCTAAGACGCGATATTGAAAAATCAATTGGTGACACAGACGTAGCACGTTCTGCTTCTGAGCCTCGTAAATCAGCATCACTTACTTGCTGGATTACAAATGGTTCTGTAGGCGCAACTGCTGGTGCGTTTTCATCAGGTGATGGTACAGATACTATCACAGGTGGTGATGATCGTGCGCTTTCTCTAGCTTTGATTGAAGACGGAATGCAAGATGCCTGGACAGACGGTGGAAACCCATCAATGATGGTTTGTTCAGCTACTAATCGTGCAAACTTCTCAGATCTAACTGCTTCATCAAACTTGGTAAACAATCAAGTAAACATGACACAGGCTAAAGAAGTAACATACGTTGGCTCAACATCTGTTTTCTTAACAGACTTTGGATCAATTGAAGTTGCGCCATCTCGCTTTATGAGCAATGACCGTTTGTTCTTGCTAGATCCAAACTTTGCTTCTGTGTCTACACTAAATGGACGTAATTTCACTGAAAACGAAATTGCACCAACTGGTGATGCAGAAAAGTTCCAAATCGTGACTGAGTGGGCGCTTAAAGTACAAGCTCCAAAAGCACACGCAATGGTAATGGATTTATCTGGTTCCTAATAACTTTTAGAAGGGGGCGGTTTTCCGCCTCCTTTTTACAGCGAGGAAAAGTATGAAAAGACTGTTAAAAGCTGACCCTATCACAGGCGTTCAAAGTTCTTTAGTGCAAGATTCTAATGGTGAAACTCGTATTGAGACACAGCAAGAATTTAGCAATTTAATAAAGCTAAACAAACAAATGAACGATGACTGGTCTAAAGGACAGATGATTGGCACACAAAAGCATATGCAGCATGTGGCAGAGATACCAAATGTGTTGTATCATGAGTTATTAAAAAAGCTAGGAAAGCCAAGCGAAAATCCAAAAGCTTGGAAACAGTGGTTAAATAACAACGAAAATCGTGCGTTTAGAACAGGTGGCGGTACAGTATGACAATTAGCACTTACGCAGAGTTAAAGACATCTATCGCTAACTTTTTAGCCAGAGATGATTTAACTGACCAAATACCTAATTTTATACAGCTTGCAGAAGGTCGCATGAACCGTGAGCTAGAAACACGAGAGCAAGAAAAGCGTGTTACAGCTACATTAACTGTTGGAGACGAATATATAGCTTTACCAACAGATCTTCGCGAAGTAAGACAAGTAAAACTTAATACAAGCCCTATAACAAATTTATCTTATTTTAGCCCAGTAGGTTTAGATAAAGCTTATGGCTCTACGTCTACTGGCAAACCTAAAGGTTATAGTTTAGTAGGAAGAGAGTTAAAACTGCGCCCAATTGCTGATTCTGCTTATACAGCAGAAATTATATATATTGGCAATTTGAACAGTTTATCTGATTCTGCTACAACTACATTATTCCTACGTTCTCCAGATTTGTATCTATACGGAGCGTTAGCTGAAGCATATATTTATCTGCTAGATGAACAGCGTGCTAACGTATATGATAGTAAATTTACAAGAGCTTTGGAAGAAGTTAAAGTTGATGAAGAAAGAGCTAACTATGGTAGTGGCTCTTTACAAATTAAATCTGACTATCAACGTCAACAATATGCGGCAAGGAGTTAAGATATGTCTGCAATGAGTGATTATCTCGAAAACGAGATTTTAGACCACATTCTTGGAACAGGTGCTTACACACACCCTTCTACTGTATATGTTGGTCTAGCAACAGCAACTTTTGGTGAAGGTAACACTGGCACTGAATTATCTGGTAGCGGTTATGCTAGACAGTCAGCTTCATTTAGCGTGGCTTCTGGTGGTACTACTTCAAATTCTGCGGCTATTGAATTTCCTGCCGCAACAGGTTCATGGGGTACAGTAAGCCATTTTGGTATTTTTGATGCTTCATCAGGCGGCAATCTTTTAATACATGGTGCTTTTAGTGCTTCAAAATCTATTGCATCTGGCGATATTCTAAAAATCGATACTGGTGATTTAGACGTAACAGCCGCTTAAATGGAGTAACCGATGGGTTATCGCGTACCTTTAGATAATCTGTCGGGTACGCTCGACAGTCTAACTACCCCATTTGATACGTTAGACACAAACGCTATTGAGTGGAGCGCAACTACATTAGATTCGATGAATCAGTGGGGTGCGCTCGACACGTGGAACTTTGGCACTCTTGATAGCATTACGTCTTTTGACGTTTTGCTTGCCAAAACCCCACCACCAGAAACAGGTCTAACTTTAGACTTTTCATACGCTGAAGGTCAACTTGCAAATAGTGGCGGTTTTTCTGGTACAAATCGTTCCAATAATATTGTTATGTCTGGCGAACTTGTTTTGCCTTCTTCTTTTTCTCAAACCGAATGTATTTGGGAGTTTGGTGGGAGTGGAATAGGTTCTTGGCTAGGCGTAAGTAAGATAAACAATATTTATCATTTGCGTTTTCGTGCTGGAGAAGGCGCAACAAATGTAAATTTGCTATCTGATGATACAGATGTAGCTATTGCAAATGTACCTATTTCAAATATACCTGAGTTTGATGATGGCATACATACACTTACTTGGGAAATTAAACCTAGTGCGGCTGGTAGAATTAGGTTATGGATTGATAATAGGCTTGTAATATACCAAGAAACTTCTGGGGGTGCGTCTTTAGAAGGTGGTAGTTTTGCTGGCACTGATGTAGGGGGTTGGGGTGCTGGTTACAATTATATAGCTGGTGGAACTTCATCTACTTCTAACACTCATTATCAATCTGCGACTGCTTTTAGTGGCGATATAAAATCTAATTTAAGGGTTTATAATAATGAATTAGTAAACCGCGTGATTAGATTATCTTTAGATATAGCAAGCACAGCCTCATTAGTTAAAAAAACTTCTGCTTCTGTATCTACAGCAATTACGCAGTCTACTACAGCGACTAGAATTAGAACTGCCTCGTCTGCTGTTTCTGCGGCTGTAACAGTTACGAATACGCCAACTGTTACTAGGCTTATGTCTGCTAGTGTTGTAGGTGCGGCATCTGTTAGTGCTTCTGCTGGAAAGACAAGGCTGTTTTCAGCCAGCGTTAATATTGCGTCAACAGTATCATCATCATTAACAAAAACGACATTTACTGATTCTTCTGTGGCAACAGCGATAACTGTATCTGCTGTTCCGTTCAGCGTATTAGCGTTTGATGCGACAGCAAACACAGCAATAACAGAATCAACACAAGCCACACGCATCAGAACAGTTAGCGATTCAGTAAACATAGCGGCTACTGTTACAGCAACACCTGAGAAGATTACTTTTGCTACAGCTTCGGAAAGCATATCTGCAACAGTTACAGCAACTGCGATTGTATTTAGAAATGCTGTTTTTGCAGATGCCTCTGTAAATATATCGGCTACTGTTGCTGGTGCTTATAATGTTGTCAAAGAAGTTGCTTCATCTCAATCTATAGCAATCACAGAAAACGCAGTATCTAAACTTATTGCTTCTGCTGTTTCTTCTGTAGATTTAGCTTCTACCGTGTTGTCCTCTGCAACACGGATTAGAACAACATCTTCACAAGTAGACATAGCGGTAACTGAGCAAGCTGTTCAAACTATAACAAGAACTGTTTTAGCTTCAGAAGATATAGCAATTACGGAATCTGGTGAATCTATAAGAATAAGAACTATGTCAGCATCTGTGTTGGGTGCTACAAATGTTAGCGCAAATTCCAAGGCTACTTTAGCTGGTGTTACATCTGTTGATATATCTGTTGAGGTAACAGGTGTTGCTAACGTCACTGCTTCTGCCGTGGCTAGCGAAAACATAGCTATTACTAATCAAGCTATACCGACTATATTACGCACTGTTTCATCTCAGCCAGATATATCTGTAAATGTCACAGGTGAACAGCAAAGAATTAAGTCGGTATCTGCTTCTGTTGATTTATCCGTTACAGAATCAACTGAAGTAAGAAGAATAGTATTTGGTGATTCTGCTGTAGATATAAGTGTTACAGAGAGTGCTGTAGCTACTAAACTCAGGACAGCATCTGCGTCAGAAAGCATAGCTATTACTGAAAGTGGTGAAGCAACAAGAGTTAGAACAGATAGTTCTAGCGTAGATATAGCGGCAACAGTTACATCAACAGCAAAAACGGTATCACTGATTTCAGCATCTGAATCTATTGCGATAGAAACAGAGGCAATAGCAGGGATAGAATTTTCTTTCTTTGGAACTTCTGCTATATCTATAGAAGGAACTATGATAGCCAAAATACTTGGCGAAGATTGGGTTCTTGTCGATTCGGATGATGAGACATGGACAGATATAGCAATAGGTTCTGAAATATGGACGCAAGCTCCAACAGGCAGTGAGGTTTGGTTAAGACAATGATTACATTCGGTGAGTGGCTACCTGACCAGCCAGATCATATGAACCCAGGAGTTTTGACGGCAGAAAACGTAATACCTGCTTTTAAAGGCTATCGTTCATTTCCTCAATTTGTTGAATATTCAAGCGCAACCGCAGACGCTAAGATAAGAGGTATTTTTGCGGCAAAAGATAATGCTGGAAACGTAAAGTTATTTGTTGGTGATGCGGCTAAGTTATATGAGTTTAACGCTTCTACTTCTGCGCTAGATAATGTTAGTAAAGCTGGCAGTCCAGCGTATGATTTATTAGGTGATGAGCGTTGGCGTTTTGTGCAGTTTGGCGAATACGTTATTGCGTCTGGTGGCACTGGTGAAGAGCTACAGAAATGGCAGTTAGGCACAGATACCGCATTTTCTAATTTAGGTGGCACACCCCCGAAGGCTGATTTTATAGCAGTAGTAAGAGATTTTATCTTTACAGGCAACATAGATGAGGGTTCTGGCAGAGTGCCTTATCGCGTTAGATGGTCAGGCTTTAATGCAATAGATAGCTGGACTTCTGGAACTGACCAATCTGATTTTCAAGACTTGCCTGATTCTGGTGCTATTATGGGATTAGTTGGAGGCGAATACTGCACAATACTTACAGAAAGAGCTATATTTCGCGCTACTTACTCTGGACTTCCATTAGTGTTTCAGTTTGACAAAGTTGAAAGTCAAAGAGGTTGTTCTGTAAAAGGTTCTGTTTGTAATGTTGGCAGTAATGTATTCTTTTACTCAAACGATGGTTTTTACTTATTTAATGGGCAAAGCTCCACGCCTATTGGCGCAGAAAAAGTAGATGAATTTTTTGCAAAAGATTTTAATCTTTCGTTTAAAGAAAACATGACATCATCTGTTGACCCATTAAACCAAATAGCCATATGGAGCTATCCTTCTACAGCTAGTGGTAATGGAAACCCAGATACATTGCTTATATATCATTATGTATTACAGCGTTGGTCTTTGGTAAAGTTAAGGGCTGATTATTTAGCGCCATTTTTTAGTGCTGGTTACACACTAGACCAATTAGACAATTTATCTGCAACATTAGATGGATTAACAACTGTACTTGATAGCCCACTATACAAGGGCGGTGAGTTCTTTTTTGGCGGTGCTGTAAATGACCAAATATTCAGTTTTACTGGCGATCCTATGACGGCAACAATTGAAACTGGTGAAACAGGATTTGCTCCAGGCAAACATAGCATTGTCACTAGAATATATCCATATTACGAAGGTGGCGCTGTAACAGCGCAGATAGGAACACGGAATAGTATTGCTGATGATGTTGTTTTTGGAAGTAGTGCTACCTTAAACTCTGAAG